ACCCAAAATAAACCAATCGTTGCAGGATTACTGACACATACGACATCACCACCAACAAAAGTTAGTTCGTAAGACGGAATAGATGATTCTATTGTTCTAATCGGTGTACTTGCCATAATAAGAAAAAATGAAAACGACTCAGGTAGGATTCGAACCTACGACCGACTGCTTAGAAGGCAGTTGCTCTATCCAACTGAGCTACTGAGTCAGAAAAAGAGGGGAAAATTACCCTCGCTCGATACCGTCGTTCATGTATTCAGTATAATCATCATACTGATCCCGAGTGATTTCGTCAAGAGTAATGACTTCAATTTCTTCTCCAGTATTGCTCAAATCAAACCACTCATGAAATTCATCGATCAGTGCCAGTTTATTATAGACGCTTTCTGGCCCATCAAGAGAATCAACTCTCTCCTTTGCCCAATCACGGATGTGATCAACAATCTTGTCCGTTTCCATCATAATAGTCTTTTCGGAAGTACCTTGAGAGGATGTTGCTATTATAGTAGGCGGGAACTCCACTGTCAAGGGATTCAGTGAGCACTCCGTTAACAAAGAGCTGTCTGGTTTCTTCAAAGTTTGTTTTCCCAAGTGTTTTATGTAGACTAAGGATAGTGCGACTAAAATTTTGTCTACCAAATTGTTCAATATCCTCTTTGAGTTCTGGACAAGACCCATAATACTTTTTCCAATCAGATTCTTTTTTTACTCTTCTTTTCTTACCAGGTGGTTTTCGGAAGGACCAGAAGTATTTTCTACCAATATACTTTCTACCGTTGATCTTATTTGTAATAAGATAGACAAAACCGTACAGATCGTCAATATCCTCAGATAGAAAAGCTCTTCCCTCAAAAATCCAGGGGTTTTCATAGTCAATATCTATACTCATCAAGAAGATCTAATACCTTATTGAGGTATTTATTGGCTAAGTTTTTATCTCCTTGCCATACGTTCTCTCCCTCATTTTCGATTTGATTTTTTAATTTTAATACTTTAATCTTAAATTCTTCCTTTTCCAACTTATTTTTTGGCATAAAAAATAGAGAGATACTCCTCTCTATTTAAGCACAAATTTTACTTTTTGTCATCGAAGTTACGATTTTCAAATATAAAATCGTCACATTTCTTTGCTTCGATATACTTTTCTAACTCAGAGTTGGAATCCGGAGAAAGTATTCGCTCCAACATCTTGTTTAATGCCACCCACAACATAGCTCTCGACCTCCGTTTCTTGTGGTGCTACCTGAAGACCCTTAGAAGAGATCCAGTGCTCTGTCCATGGAAGAGGATTATTCTTAGCAGCAATATCATACTGTGGTTTTAGTCCAATTGACTTCAGACGACGATTAGCGACCCACTCAACATACTGCTGAAGTAGTTTATCATTCAAACCAATCATAGATCCATCCTTGAACAAGTAGTCTGCCCAACGCTTCTCTTCCATTACAGCACGGTCAAACATCTTGTAGGTCCACTCTTCCTCCTCTTTCATGATCTGAGTCATTTCAGGATCATCACCCTGTCTCCACTTATTCAGGATGTTCTGAGTGATAGCAAGGTGCTGGTTCTCGTCTCTTGCAATAAGAGAAATAATCTTTGCGGATCCTTCCATCAACTTATTCTCTCCAAAAGCAAAAGAACAAGCAAATGAAACATAGAAGCGAATACCCTCAAGAACATTGACATTTGCCATGGCTCTGTAGAGTTTTCTCTTCAGTTCGCGGCGATCATACTGACCTCCAATATGGCCATCCTTAGCAAGGTCCCACATGGTTCCAGTATCATATTGATGAGCATTCTGAATAAAGTCATCATATGCCTCTGTGACGCTCCTAGAACGTTCTAGGATACGCTCATCGGTCACAATCTTATCAAAGATCTCAGAAGGATCAGAATAGACGTTCTTGATGATGTAGGTATAGGAGCGACTATGAATCATCTCCATAAACCCCCAAACTTCCATACATGCCTCTAGTTCAGGTAAGCTGCAGTAAGGAATAAAAGCCATCCCAGGACCACGCCCTTGGATGGAGTCAAGCATAATCTGGTACTTGAGGTTAGAGGTATAGATATGCTTCTGTTCTGGACGAAGTGTTTGATAATCCCCACGATCTTTTTGTAGTGAAACTTCTTCTGGTCTCCAGAAGTATCCTAATTGCTGCGTAGTAAGTTTATCAAAGATTGTATATTTGTAAGAATCGTATCTCTGGATTCCCAGAGGTTTACCGAAAAACATCGGTTGTTTTTTTGTATTAACTTGTTCGGTGTTGAAAACCGTCATTCCTTTAAGTTCGGTTTTTGCATCCTCTATGGATGAAACTTTAAACTGCACAGGATTCACACTCGCCCTCCTCTGTTGTACTGAGTTCTTCTAGTAAGTTTTGTAGCTCCAACGACTTTTCGTCTTCTACTTCATCACTCTTCAAATCGTTCGTATTTTGATAGTAAGAAGTTTTCCAGCCGTACTTATATGTAGTTAAAAAATCATTTGCCATTTCCGAAACGGGAACCTCGTTATTCGGATAATGTTCTGGATTGTAACTCCAGTTACCAGATATTGCCTGATCAAAAAACTTCTGCATCATAGCAACAATATTAATATAACCACGATTGGACTCCATGTCCCACAAAAGTGTATAATTGTTTTTAAGAGTTCCATATTGAGGGACAATCTGCTTAAGCGGGCCCTTCTTGCTCTTCTTAACGGACAGAAAGGCTCTAGGTGGTTCGATTCCATTTGTTGCGTTTGACACAACGGAACTGCTCTCCGATGGCATCTGAGCAGACAGTGTTGAGTGCCTAAGACCGTGGGTGGTGATAGATGCTCTAAGATCTTCCCAATCATGGATTAACTTCTGAGTAGAGATTTCATCGACATCTTTCTTATATGTATCGATAGGAAGAATTCCATCAGCATACTTTGTACGACCAAAGTATTCACAGTGACCCTTCTCTTTAGCAAGTTGATTAGATGACTTAAGAAGGAAGAACTGGAAAGATTCTGACATTTGATGAACTGCATCCCATGCCTCCTGAGAGTCATACTTGAATCCAAGTTTGGCAAGATAGTGGGCAAGACCAATAAAACCTATTCCAAGAGATCTCCGTGCCTTTGTGGCTATCTCTGCTGCCTTAATTGGATAGTTCTGATAATCAATCAATTCTTCAAGAGCACGAACAGAAAGATCGCACATCTCCTCCAACTCCTTATCAGAATTGACCTTTCCAATATTAATAGCGGATAGGATACACAAAGCAATCTCACCATATTCATCATCAATATGCTGAAGAGGATATGTGGGGAGAGTGATCTCCTGACAAAGATTGCTCATCTCCACCTTATCTTTAAAGGAAGAGTGAGAGTTGCAGTGGTCTATGTTCATCAAATATAGACGACCAGTCTCCGCACGTTCCTTCAGAATGTCCAGAATAAGTTTTTGAGCGTTAACAGTCTTCTTCGGAATAGACTCATTTGATTCAAAAGCCACATATAAGTCGTCAAACTTATCAGTGCCAAAAGCATCATACAGACCTGGGACATCGTGAGGGCTGAAGAGCGTGATGTCTGAGTTTTTAATGAATCTCTCGTAGAATATTTTCGAGATTTGAATACTATAGTCAAGTTTCCTTACGCGATTGTCTTCTGTACCTTTATTATTCTTCAGGACGATGATGTCTTCGATTTCTTGGTGCCAGATTGGGAAGTGGACAGTTGCTGACCCACCACGAATTCCATTCTGTGTACAGCAGCGGACAGTTGACTCAAACTTTTTAAGAAAAGGAACAACACCTGTGTGTTGAACTTCTCCGCCCCGGATTTTACTGTTGATGCCACGGATTCTGCCCGCATTGATACCGATTCCTGCCCTTTGAGCAACATAACGACCAATAGCCATGTCACTGCTAAAAATGCTATCGAGGGTGTCATCAACATCAACAAGAACACAGCTCGCAAATTGTCGAAGTGGAGTTCGCACCCCTGCCATGATAGGTGTGGGAATGTTGATTC